CAATGCAGTCAATCATGTCATTGATGTGAAATACCATGAACAGAGTACCTGTTTGTAAAAACATGCCAAATTGACTTAGATCAAAAGTGACATCTTGCACTTGATAAATTCCGCGTATAGAATAAATGCTGGTATCGTATTTTCTATCTCTGTTTTCTAAAAAAAACAAGTCTTGTATGTTTTGAGCACTTTGATTTATGTAACTTGGAATACTGGCATTTTCATAAAATTTAATAGTGCTATTGCTGGACAAAGCCACAGTGGTGTTGCTGCTTAGAGTAACAGTATTGGCAGTTTTAGCAATTACTCTTGAGTTGGCACTTATACCAGTGCCCACAACAAAATTACCCAATAGAATATCGCTCGTAGTACTAAAATTCAGAATAGGACTGATATTGCCTTGCGATATACTTGTAGTTTTTACAATGTTTTGTTCATTGGTACCAAGATATTTGTGAACCAAAATACCAGTGCCGCCGAGAGTAAACATTTCGCTTATTCTACGATCAAAAAATTTATAGTCGTTGCTGTGACGCCCGTCTTTACAAAGTGATAATCTTGGAACAATTGTATCCTGTTATTTTATATTTAGCGGGCGCCCAAATTGACATAAATTAGGGTATACAGTAAAATAGAATATGAGCGAATTTAAATCAATTCAAGATTGGAACAAAATTGAAACACAAATCAAGCGTTCTATGTGGGCACTGTACAATTTGCAAAACAAACGTCAACTAGAGCAAATGTATAAAAATGTAATACAAAGTATTACAGAGTTAAGTCGGGCAGATGTAGATAGACGTCGTTTTGGACATAGTGTAAAATACGACGAACAGTTAGCAAAAGTACAACAAGAGTTGCAAGAATTGCAATCTTGGCTAATGTTTGCTACATTGCTTGACCAAAAACCCGAAGAATAGTATAATAACATTTTGCATTAGTAAAGGAGCCACCGTGGCTACAGCACAATCAGTAAAAGCACCCAAACGAGCACCAAAAAAAACAAGAGACCCTTTGTTTGCTGATGAAAAGTACACAGGTAGCGAACCAGTGTGGGATACAGAACGTGCATTGAAATTGTCCCAAGCAGAATTTGATCACTTTCTGCGTAAGAGTTTTTTTTACTACAATTACTTTTATACACAAAAAGATGTTAAGAAGTATGCAGTCAGTTGGATGCAAGAGCAAAAGTACAGTAAGGCAGATGTAAGTGCATTTATACGTAGTCCAGATCGTTCGTTATCGATGACAGCTTACAGTTTGCTTATGGCTCATCGTCAAGGAATGCCGTTTCGAGAAAAAGAACTCACCTATTTCAAGCAACAAATACAGAATGCAATCGCAACAGCTGACACTGAACCGGCCGAAACTACAACCGGCCCACGAGCAGCAGTTCCTGTTGTGGCAGTAAAAATGCCAACAATTCAAGATCGTCTTAACGAAAAAACAAGCGAACACTTGGCACATTTTGAAGGCCTGTATGACGAGGCATGCTTAGGTGCAATCGTAGATCCTAAAGCTTACGATTATTTGGTTTCTAATGCAGTACCACAGAGCCAAATTGGCAAGTTTGAAACACTGTTTATGCGTCGTAAAACCGAACTTGGCGAAGCATTGGGTAAGGCAGACGAACAAATAGTAGAAGCTTATAAACACTACAAGGCAGCAGATTTCAAGCGCCTGCATGCATTTATTCAAAATATTCTTGATGCACTGGACCAGTATCGTAGTGTGAAAAAAGCCACCAAAAAGGCTAGAGTCAAACGTGCTCCTAACAAAGAAAAGATTGTTAGCAAGCTCAAGTACATGCGGGAAGAAAAAACTCTCAAGCTAGTTAGTATAAATCCTGTGGATATCATTGGCGCTCAAGAGCTTTGGGCCTACAATACAAAAACTCGTAAACTTTACAAGTATATTGCTGATAGCCTGCACGGCCCATTGGGCATTAAAGGCACAAGTTTAACCGGCTTTGATGAAGTCAAGAGCGTGGGCAAAACTCTACGCAAACCCGAGGAAAAACTAAAAGAATTTGCTCGAGCCAGCAAGGTACAGCTACGCAAGTTTTTAGACGAAATCAAAGCCACAGAAACTGTGGGCAACGGACGTATCAATGCTGATATGGTCCTGCTTCGAATCAACTAACTAGCAGGTGTCCTGGTAAATACAATACTAGGACACCATATGGCAACAGCAGATACAACCAACTTTTATGCTAACGGCGTAATTATCACCGACAGTCTTTTTAGTGCAAATACCGGCACCGGCGTTGGCCATATTGCTTACGATCCAACTCAAACACTAGGTAACATTTCTGCACCAGAACTTACTACGGTAACCAGTAAACATAACGAAATTACGGACTACATTCGCCTGCGCCTTGCTGATGGTATTGTAGATGTTGAGCTTGACAAAGAACATTATGATTTGGCGATCAAGCAGGCTTTACTTAAATACCGCCAACGTGCAGCGAATAGTCAAGAAGAAAGCTATGCATTTCTTAAACTAAAGCCCGAAACACAAGAGTACATATTGCCCAACGAAGTAATGGAAGTTCGTGCAGCTTACCGTAGAGGTATTGGATCAGTTACTGGTACAACAGCAAGCCAATTTGAACCATTTAGTTCAGGCTATTTGAACACTTATATGTTAGTGGCAGGTCGTGTTGGCGGATTACTAAGTTACGAACTATTTGTAGACTATCAAAAATTGTCAATGCGAATGTTTGGCGGCTACCTAAATTATACATTCAATAAGACAACAAAAAAACTTACGTTGATACGTAAAATACCTTTTGCTGGAGCCAATCAGCAAGAACGTGAAATGGAAGACGTACTGCTTCACATTTATAATTACAAACCAGATAGCATGTTACTTAACGATTTTCAGGCTTTTCCGTGGATTCAAGAATATGCATACAGTTTTGCAAAACGGATACTTGGAGAAGCAAGAGAAAAATTTGGAAGTATTGCAGGACCTCAAGGGGGTACTCAACTCAACGGCGCTAGTTTAAAAAGTGAAGCAGCCACAGAAATGCAAGAACTTGAACAACAATTAAAAGATTATGTTGACGGTAGTATGCCTCTTACATGGGTAATTGGATAATGAAAATTAAGGATATTATCAGCGAAGATAAAGGTGTGCTCAAAGATCGAGCAAGATTAGCCACACGAGGTTTAAACAAGTTTTCTGATGCAAAAAAATGGAATGGTGATTATACGCTATACAGATTAGGACTAGCAGTGGCATCCACAGACGGTAAAACGATGCCAAACGTAGACGAAGAGTCTTGGATTGGTAAATGGAAACTGGCAGCACCGTACACTCAATCCGAACAAGACATGTTGAATTTGGCATACAAAGCAGTAGATGCTAACGTTGAAGATATGAATCATGGCGACATGAAAAGTCAAGAAGGTCCAACTGTAAATAAAAACAGCCCAGTGGCTACAAAGAAAAAGAACAAATATGGTGTTTGACTTTTATAAACACTTGTAATAAAATGCTCCTTAGGGGGCATTTTTTATGATCATAGGAATTACAGGGTTTATTGGGTCAGGCAAAGACACAGTAGCAAACTATCTTGTGGCCAAGCACGGTTTTGTTAGAGACAGCTACGCAGGCACTCTTAAAGATGCAGTTGCTCAAGTATTTGGTTGGGACAGAGAACTGCTAGAAGGACTAACACCTGAAGCTAGAGAGTGGCGCGAACAGGTGGATCCGTGGTGGGCTAAACGACTAAGCATGCCCAATCTTACTCCACGATTGATGCTACAGTTATGGGGTACAGAAGTGTGCCGTAGAGCGTTCCATAACGATATTTGGATAGCTAGTTTAGAAAATAGGTTACGGAAAACAACGCAGGATGTAGTAATCAGTGACGTTCGCTTTCCTAACGAAATAGAAGCTATTAGAAAGCATGGCGGTATTTGCGTTTGGGTAAAACGTGGTCCTTTGCCTGAATGGTACGAATGTGCATTACAAGAAAACACCACACACGAAGATAGGCA